CTCCCGGCCCGTCCACTATCAGGAAGGCGGGTTGTGGAAGGACATCGACACGCGGTGGGAGCCATCCTCCCGGTCCGGATTCTCCTATGAGATGACCCGGGCGGGCTACAAGGCGTGGGTTGCCAGTTCGCTCACGGCTCAACCCTTTATGCTCATCTCCCGGGGCGGCGTGGAGGAGAAGTACACCCTCGGGAACGTGGTTTGGTCATCCCGGGGCAAAAAGCACAAGGAGAAGGTTTCCAACCTCCCGGCGAAGTCCATCTCCCGGGTAGTTGGCTCCATCCTTGAGGTTCCCGGGTTCCTTCTCCCGGAGGTTACTCTCCAAATCATCGCCACGGCGAAGGCTCCTGTGATTCTGTGCCAGGTCCCGGACCCGAAAAAGCTCAAGAACTCGTGGAGCTTTGACTCGCAGGATGAGGTTCCGGTCCTCACGGTGGAGCTCGTGCCTTATCAGTCGGCCCTACTCAAGGTTGCCGCAAATTACCTCTCCGAGTCCGCTGACGGGGAGTTGTACGGGCAGGATGCGAGCTATGCCACAGCCCGGGGGACGTCCTACGGTTCTGACATCACCTCCGGGACGGCCCGCATAGGGCAGAACAAGTCCGGCGGAAGCATCTATTATGTGTTCCGGACGTATTTGAGCTTTGACACGAGCGGGATTGCGGATGGGGACTCGGTTGAGTCGGCTACCCTCTATGTAACGGCGGACACGGACCTCTCCAGCACCGACTTCCTGGTCAAGGTCTACCGCTTTGCCTGGGCGGAGGCTCTCAACGGAGCCTCCCAAGAGGCCAACTATGACGGGGCGTATGGAGGGAGTGCTACCCTCGAGGGGACCTTCCGGGACACCGCCTCCGGGTGGAGTTCCGGAACGGAGTACAGTATGAGCGTTGCGGCCGGTGGAATCAACAAGACCGGCGACAGCAAGTACACGATGGTTTCATCCAGAGACGTTGACAACACGACTCCGGACGGCAATCAGTACGTGTACATCAAGACGTCCGAGGCCGCAGGGACCGGGGATGACCCCTACTTGGCTATCGTTGTGGCTCCCGCAGCATATGTGGACATATTCTAGCATCGATGAGGGAGAGTGGCTACACAGAAAGAGATTCTTGAGGCAATAGAAGGACTTTCACGACAGGTAGGCGCAATCACCAACGGCGGGCTCGGGGCCATCCGGAGTGATGTTGCGGCCCTGGGCGTGAAGCTGGATGCGTTCAACGGTAGGCTCGAGTGGGTCCACGAGTGCGTGAACAAGCACGAGGAGCGGCTGACCAAGCACGACGTGGAGTTGGGGAAGCTCGGAGTGGCGGAGGAGGGGGACAAGACCAACTGGGGCCGGGTTTGGTCGGTTATGCAAAAGGTCATCGAGTGGGGCCTCATCGGGCTCCTGGCGGCGAAGGTTACCTTCCTGAAATGAAGAAGGTCAAACTTATAGTGACGTCAGGGGACCAACACGCAAACTCCCTCGTTGGCCTGTGTCCTCCCGAGTATGAACGGGAAGGCGGAGGAGTAACAAAGCCATCCCCGGCTCAAGTGAGGTCCTGGAACAACTGGCTTGACTTTTGGGGGAATGTCGGGAACACGAAGGCGTCCCTTGATGCGGAGGTCATTGCGGTTTTTCTCGGGGACCTGGTTGATAAGAATTACCGCAACCCGGCGGGGCTCATCTCGGTCCACGACCCGGACATCATCGAGCTTGGGCTCAAGGTGATTCAACCGGCCCTCGAGGTCTGCGACAGGCACTTCATAATCCGGGGGACGGCGGCTCATACCGGCGGGATGGGGGCTCTCGAGGAGCTTGTTGCCCGGGCCAGCGGAGCGGAGCCGGACCCGGACAGCGGGACCTCCTCCTGGTGGTGGCTCCCTCTCCTAGTCTACGGGACACACTTTTCCTTCCGGCATCACCCTCACACAAAGGGGTTCCGGCCCTGGACACAGCAACCGGCCCTGGCCCGGGAGAGCGCAATCGTGATGTTCGAGTGCGCCAAGCGCGGGTACACCATCCCGGACGTCTCGGTGTTTGCTCACGTTCACCACTACGGGGATTCAGGGGACGCCACTCATCCCCGGGTGTTCTTTACTCCTCCTTGGCAGTGGACGTCTGACTTCGGGTTCCGGCTCGGAGTGGCGGAGGATGTTGAACCGCTCGGGGGGATACTTTTCACGGTAACGGAAGACGGCTGGACATTCAGAGCACGCAGATACTTTCCGAAAGAGAGGGACCCTTGGAAGATTCAGTGACGATGGACGTGACCCGGACCGCTTTGCTCAACGAGATTCTTGACGTGATTACCCCGCAGTGGGATAATGACCCCGAGGCGTTCACCCTTTCAGAGCTTGTAAAGGCGGCGAAGGCTCGAGGGGACGGGTCCTCACCCGACACCGTGAGGCGGAGGGTAATGCTGATGTTCAAGGAGGGAAAGCTGGAAAGAACCGTTGTGACCCGGAAGTACGACACCTTCATCCGGAGGGTTGTCGCATATCGCATAAAGAAGGAAAGGAGCAACTGAAATGAACATAGCACCATTGGCCGAAGTCCTACTGTGGCTGGCGTCCTTCCCTGCGCTTGCCATCATCGCCTCCTACTTTGTACAGGCCATCAAGGCGGTCTTCCCGAAGGTGAAAGACAAGGCGGCGTTGGTCCTGTCGGTGGTCTGCGCCGGGGCGGTCTGTATCGGGGCCAACTACCTCCTGTCGCTGAACGTCCCCATCCCGGCCTGGGTGGAGCAACTCTGGCCCACCGTGGCCTGGGTCCTTTCGCAACTATGGTACACTTTCGTGTTGAAGAAAAAGCCCACTGCCGCCGGGGTCAGCCCATCGAAAGAGCCACTGTAAGAGGGCCCGCCAGCACGACGTCCGTGTGTTGCGGGGCCCACCCAACGTAGGCTCCTCCATAGAGGAGGGCGTTGGCGGCAATCAGGAAGGCTCGGGGATTCTCAATCAGGTCCTCAACTAGTTCGGCAAACATAGGGTACGGGATGATGACCCAGGAGGGCACCGTCCCGTACCTTTTCTTGAACTCTTGGAGGGCGTGGCGGACGGCCTCCTCCGGGGAGAAGCCCTTGATGAACCCCAGCGTCATCCACTTGGCTCCGGATACGTCCGTGGCACTCATAATCTTCACTTGAGGCTCCTGACCGGGACGGCCCGCCAGTGAGAGAGTCCGAGGGCAATCTGCTTCCCGAAGCCCCGGTCAAGCTGAAAGCCCTTCTCCCGGATAGTGGAGACGGCGGCGATGTAGCAGTTGCCCGAGTCGGCGTCCATCAGCCGGACCTCTTTCCCTCCTGCGTTCTCAACCTCTTGGAGGGACGTCTCATCGAGGGCCCACGACAGCGGGCTCCGGAGGAGGTGCTTCTTGGACTTTACGGGTTTGGTGAACACGCCATCCTCTACGGTCCCGACAACCTTTGGTGGCGTCCCGGCGTAGATGGGAACCTTGCTCATTCGGGGACCTCCTCGGGAGGGTTCCCAAACGGGTCCCTGATGTCCTTCTCCGTGACCCCGAGTTCCCTTGCGGCTTGCTCAAGGACGTATGAGGACCGGGAAAAGCCCTCCCGGAAAGGGTCCTTACAGGTGAGAAGTCGGATGACCTCTTGCTGATACTTCCGGAGCAGGACCTCCTTGACTCTACTCATCTTCATCCTCCCAAGTGTCTTCCGGCCCGGCCAACTCATCGGCCCAGGTCCGGAGCTTTTCCTCATCTGCCGCCAGCATCTTGTCGAAGTCCGGAGACTCCCGGAAGGCTGCGGCGTCTTCCGCCATCTGCTCGTTGAAAAGCACCTCAAGCTCCCTCGGAGTCACGCTACACCTCCTGTTGTTACCGGGTAGGCCGGGTTGGCGCAATCCCGGCGGATGACCCAGGAATACTCCGGGCTGACCTCAAGGACAAACTCGATGACGTGCTCGAGGATATGACGCTCGTCACCTTTGTTGATGAAGTCAAACCGGCTCCTGTTGGGGCGGCGACCCTCGGCGGAGTACCACTCGCAACCGGCGGGGTGATGGGCCTCGTGAGTGATGATGACCTCGATGGGCTCCCCGGTCCGAGGGTCCGGGAGGGAGGCGTAGGTGGAGCAAGGGAGGCAATTGGTGGCGGCGATGAGCCGCTGAATCGAGTGGACCAGGCTTGTCAGGTTGTTCACAGGAACCTCCTTGGAGAGTAGTGGGCCTTTCGGCTGGCCCGGGCTTGTCCTAATCCTATCCTGCCCTATTATAGCAGGAAACGGAGGGAAAGTAAATAACAAAACGGTTACTTTTTGGTTACAATTTTGTCCCCGTCAGGCGTTCCCGTATGGTGCGGTCACAGAGGAGTTCCACGAGGTCATACACCGTCTCAACCCAGGTCCCGTCCGGCCTTCCGATTCCAGTTGACCACGTGAGGTCAACCGTGTCCGGGCGTCCTACCGTCCAGAGGCCAGCGTCATCCCGGAACAGCACCAGGACACCCCGGGCCTGTTTGAGCGCGTCCATCGCTCTCTCCTCCCGGCTCACACCGTTGTCAAAAGCCTTCCCGAGCACCTCATCCATCGTGGACCCGGAGAACAAGACGGTCCCGGTTGCCTCGGACTCGAGGGCCCACTCCCCGGAGTCCCGGTGGCACAGCCGGGTCCCGGCGGGCAGTTGTTCGGACTTTACCATTTTCACTATCCCCTTTCCAGAGTGTTGACTATCTCTCTCATCATACCGTCCTCAACAGTCCCGGTCCCCTCCGTGGCGGCGGTGACTACGGTCCGCTTGGCGGCGATGAGCTCGTAAATGGCGGTGTCAATCGTGTTGTCGGCCAGCAAGTACCAGGCGTTGACCGAGGAGGTCTGCCCGATTCTATGGCACCGGTCTTCCGCCTGGTCGTGTTCAGCGGGGTTCCATCCCTGCTCAAGGAAGACCACGTTGGAGGCGGCTGTCAGCGTGAGCCCGAGTCCACCCACCTTCATATTCAGGACAATCAGCCGGACGGTTGGGTCACGCTGAAAAGCCTCTACTGCCTCTTGGCGGGCCTTGACCGGCGTCTCCCCGGTGATGGCCTTTACTCCGAACCTCTTGGCAACGGCCTCAAGGACGTCCTGGTGGACTCCGAACACCACCAACTTCTGCTCTGTCTCAAGGAAGGACTCAATCCAGTCCAGAGCGGCGGTCAGCTTGCCTCGAGCGCACAACTGCTTGAGCCGTTCTATCTTGACCAACTGCTCGGCCTTCATAGCGTTGGCCCACGCGTCTTTCCCATAGGACTCCCGGACCCACTCAAGGAAGTCCGCCACGGCCCGCTCATACTCCGGGCGGTTGTCAATCGGGACGGTCAGGTCAGTCCGCTGCTTGGCGGGAAGTTCCTTGAGGACGTCTGCCTTTTGGCGGCGCACGTAACAGGTGGAGCGGAGCTTGTCGTTCAGTTCGGCCAGGTTGGCGGCGCCCGAAAAGTCCCATCCCCAGGAACCCTGCTTCGCGTCGCAGTAGCGCTTGGCAAATGTCCAGAACCCCCCAAAGTCGTCCAGGCGGCCGAGTATCTGTAGCTGGCTGATAAGTTCGTGGGGGCGGTTCAGGACAGGTGTTCCGGTGAGCGCCAGGCGGAGCGGGACTTTGTGGGCGATAGCTTTACAGTACATGGTTCTTTGGGCCTTGTAGTTCTTGGCGTAGTGGCTTTCGTCCATCACTACGGCCTTGGGGGTTATGTCCTCGCGGCGAACGGCCTTCCCCTCGACCAGGTTCACCATCTTGGAAAGTATGTCGTAGTTGATGATGACGACGTCGGCCATGGGGTTCACTCCCCCGTTCCAAACGGCTACGGACTTGGTGGGGAGCCACTTGTGGGCCTCACGCTCCCAATTCAGTTTCAGGGAAGCGGGGCAGATGATGATAGCAGGGAAGGCGTCGGCGGCGGCCAGTGTGGCCAGGGCCTCCACTGTCTTCCCCAGGCCCATTTCGTCGCAGATGAAGGTTCTTTGGGCCTCCAAACAGTACTGCACTCCGGCGGCCTGGAAGGGGCGTAGCTGGCCCCCAAGTTTCGTTTCGGGGATGGCGGGAATGTCGAGCGTCGGGGCGGCGGCCTCACTCAATGCCCTGGTCGCGGCCTTTGTGGCGCGGGCCTGTTCCATGGCCTCGCGGGCTTGGGCGCTCACGGCGAACTCGAACCGCTCGGCCAGGGCCAGTAGGGCGGGGACGCTCTCGGCGTCGGGGACGATACGCCAAACCTGGCCCGTCCACTTCCGGCCTGAGCGGGGTAGCTCACGAATGGCGGCCACAAGAGCGGGGCTGTAACGGCTGGCCAGGATGACGGCGGCCCCGTCCCATGTCAGGGAATTGGGGTTCTGCTCATCGGGAACGGTTGGCTCTGGAATGGCGGCGTAGTCCACTCCGGCGCTGGCCAGTTGTTCACGGTACTTGGCAAGCATCTTCCAAGTGGCGCGGGCCTGGCGGGGCGTGAAGCTGGCCAGGTCGGCCATCTTGTGGCCAAAGTCGCTGTCGTAGGCGTTGAACCCGATTCCGTTCAGTTCGCGAACCCTGTCGGGGTCGTTGCCTACCATCACCTGGAGCGCCTGGCGGAGTTCGGCGTACTGTTCCATTTTGCCCCCCTTACCTGTAAACCGAGTAGAGCGAGCGGGTGAACCGAACGGCCTGGTAGGCGGCGATGACGGAGCGAACCTTCTCATTGGCCAGGCTCTCGACGACGTCGCGGGCGACCAGGGCCATGGCAATGTCGTGGGCGGGGCCTGTGACACCATCGGGGTCAATGGCCAGGGCGGCCACAAGTTCTTCATGAGCGCGGATGGCCTTCCTGCTGTAAACCTTCCAGCGGGCGGCCAGGGCGTGAGCGGAGGGCGGGTGGCGGGCCACCACGTCGGCCTCGCCCTGGTCGTTGACGTACACTAGCAGGTGAAAATTGAAGGCGTCCAGGACTTGCTCAATCGCGGCCACAACCGCGCCCGCCCACCAAGCCTCGTCCCACGGCCACAGTCTGTAAGTTGCGTGAATGGTGCGGCGGCCTGGTACTTCAGAGATTATTTGCACCCGTGGACAGTCATAACCCATTGTTACCGCCGCCGTTTGTTCTGGTGCGTTATGCTGGTGACAATGAAGAGCAGCAGTAGGGCCAGGAGCATTAGTCGGACTCCGTGTTGCTATGATAGGGCCAGGGGGCCTGGCGGCCCCCTGGCGTCTCTGGCACTAGCCGTTCACCGCCCTGGAGCCAGTGAAGTGCATGCCGTCGTAGAACTCGAACACGCCCGCTGGGGTGTGGACGTACCAGTCCAAGTCCTTGGAGTAGACCCGCCAGCCCAAAGGCAGCACGCGGTTAATTCTGTCTTTGGTCGTGGTCGTCCGATACCCGCCAGCGTTGAGGATTATGTCGCCGTTCTCCAGGAAAGTGACAACGTCCGTCGAGTAGAGCCGTACTGCGATTGGCCCACTCCCTGGGCGTTCGGTGCGCCGCAGGGTAGTGTTCAGGCCCAGCCCAACGTCCGCCCGCCCGCGCAGCACGTTCTCCGCCGTCTCAAAGTCCAAGTGTTCGTGCCTCAGCCTTGCCATTAATAGCCCCCTTCATAAAGTGGTACCCCATCATAGCACGCCGAGATTAAAATCAGATGAACGTGCCCCCTTGCCGCTTATTACAGTTCGTTCATGTTCATATGTGGCTGGCGGTAGACTATTACAACTTGTTCATCTACCGCCAGCGGTAGGTCTAGCGCTTCTCCCCCCTTAGTCTAGTTCAGCGCCTGGTGATATGAGGCCCCACCCCTGGTAGGCCGGCCAGGCCGCCGCTAGGTTGGTGAACTGGTCCTGGTATATGCCCCCGCCGCCGCCCGCCACCGCGGCCAGGGCCTCGGTCGGCAACAGGCCCGCCAGAATCTCCATGAGAAGCGCCAGGGCGTAACGGCCATCACAGCAGACAACCTTGCGCTCGGTTCCTTCGTGGTCGTAGTAGACGGTGTACTCGGATGTGTCCTTGTTGCGTGTCACGGTGATGGGGGCTGGCGCCTCATCAACCCTGGCGGTCGCCTCACCAAATTCGGCGGCGGATTCTATTACCGAGAGGGCCAGTTTGTAGGCTTCATTGGGTGATAGCTTGTCCATTTCTTTCCTCCGTGTGGCCTGGCTCATCAGTGTCGGGCGGCCAGTCCCGACAGACCCCCTTTCGGGGGTTTCGCCTTCTAGTCCTCCTCTGTGGCCACGAACAGGATGGCCAGGGTGTCGGCGTCGTCCTCGCCCATGTGGAGGGCGTTCTGCATGATGAGGGAGGCGGCCATGGTGGTGGAGCGGGCGAGAAACACAGCGGCGGGCGGCTCGCACTCATTGAAGGTGACGCGGACGGAGTAGTAGCTGTGGCGAAGGCCCTTTTCCAGAACGGCCTTGGTGGAAACGGTGACCAGGGCGGCCCCGCAAGCGAACGTGTACTTGTCGTGGGTGGGGTTGTAGATGACGTTCGAGAGGGCGCGGCTGATGGACTTGGCGGCGGCGATGGCTTCTAGCTGGCTCTTGGTGAACATTTGTCTCTCCTTGGCTTGGGCTTGGGCCTGGCGGGCTTGTCCCCCGCTCAACCCTTATGGCCCTATTATAGCGGGAAACGGAGGGAAAGTAAATAACAAAATGGTTACTTTTTGGTTACTTTTTCGCTACCTCGGTGCTCCGAGTACCAATCCAGGTCCGGCTCCATCGCCAGGTACTCCGCCCAGGGAGGCTCGTTGTAGTTCCAACTCGGGTAGGCTTTCGCCATCAGGTGTACCAGGCAGACTCTCCCCGGGAGCGTGTGGGCTTTGTTGTGGCATTCCCGGCAAAGCAGGACCTTGTTGCGCCGGTCCTCACACCACGGGGCCCGTACAGCCCGGGTCTTTTTGCTCGTGCGGCCCTTCGGGACGATGTGGTGCGGGTCCACGGCCTCCCTCTTGTGGCAGACCTCGCAGAGTATCAAGGGAGGCTCCCGGTCAAGACGTTGTTCCAGTCTCCCTTTTCGCAGTAGGCGTATCCAAGGGAGAAGACCTGAAAGATGAACGTGCGGTCACCGATGATGACCTCCCTCTCCGGTGTCCTCGGGGCTCCTAGCTTGGCGGCTTTGGCGGTCCTGTACAGAGCGGCCTTGGGGTTGCGGGCTATCCCGAGGAGGTCCCAGGCCACCCCTTCCGGGTCAATCTTGGTCGGCTTGGGAGTAGGCTTCTGCTGATGCTCCACGAGGGCCTTCACTACCGGAAGGACCTTCCCGGGCTTGTACCACGCGGCCTTCTCCCAGTTCTCATCGTGGCCCCCATTTTCCCGGTTGACGAGTATCCACGAGCACAGGCCAAAGTAGTTGGGCGGCGTCTCCTCCTCGATGTAGTCATACATCGCCACAACCGCTTCGGCCATAGAGTTGTCGTCATACCCCGGATAGTCTGTATCCTCCTGAAAGAATCCTCCCTTGGCTACAATCCCTCCCTCGGTCCCGATGATGGGAATGTGGACCCCGAAAGCCTCGGAGAACAGGTGGTCAAAGGCCCGCCAGCCGTTGATGCTGTTGTCGTCCTGAAGGAAGGTCCCTCTCTTTTTCTCAATGGCTATCGGGTCATACGGGTACTCAAAGTGCCAAACCCCTTGAGCCGTCCGGTAAAAGTGGTTGGAGGAGTAGTCGTGCGTTGCGGCAAACAACCTCTGCGCGATGAGTTGTTTCACCTCGTCAGGGTACATCTTCCGGAGGTAGTTGATGGCCCTGATGTTCCAGGGTATGGACCCGGACTCCGGATGATGTGAGCAGGGCGCAAGAGGAGGATACCCCGGGACCCCTCCGACACTCGACACAAACAAGGCGTCCCGGACCCACCCGTCCATCACCAACTCGGGACGGCCTCCCTTCTGCCACTCCCCGGCCTTCCACTCCACCGGGAGGTTGGGCTCGCAGTTGAGAGAGAAGTATTCAACCCCTTGGTTGACGAGGGCCGTGATTGCCCTCTTTTCGTCCACGCTCAACAGCCCCGGGTTGGGCTCTCCCCGGTAGACGCGGACAACCGGCTCGATTCCCCGGCGGAGGAGGGCCACGCATAGGTCCGTGCTCGAGGTCTTCCCGTCCCCTCCCACTTGCCCGTTGTCCATAACGAGGGCCCACCCCATCCCCATCTCCGAGGCCCGGTCAGCCCACAGGTCAATGTTGTGGTGGTTGACGATGGGAGTCCAGTGGACTCCCCTCTTGGTCCCGGGATGGCGGAACCTCGAAAGGTACTGTGTATCAACAATCATTGCTATCCTCCTCCTTTTCCAGGACCTCCTCCGGCGTCCTTCCCGTTACCACGTGTCGGCCAGAAAGGTCCTTGTCGACTATGAACAACGGCCCCACGTGCCCGTAGAACAGGTTGTCGGGTAGGCTCCGGAGGAGCATCCCCAGGTAGGTGTCCTTGGAGGCAAGGGAGTCCTCATTGCGGCGGGCTTGCCTCACGGCGGAGCTCAAGATGTCGTCAAGTCGCTTGACGATGTTGCCCGGGGCAACCCTTCTCAACCAGGGCATAGTTGCTTCCCGGAGTTCCCAAAGGACGTATCCCATTTGGTGTAGGAGGCGGTCCGAGTCCCCGAGGTCCGTCAGGACGCTTCGGAGTTCCTTCCCTCCCTCCTCGGTTCCCAGGAGGTATGCCAAGTTCATCCAGTCGGTCATTGAGCCCTCCTCTCGAGGTAACTTCTAACAGCGGCCCATCCGTGGACCCTCCTGATGTGTAGGAGGAGGTCCCCGGAGGAGTTCCACGGTTGCGCGAACAGAAGTGCCGTCCGGCCCGTTTCAGCCCATTTTCGGGCGATGCTCGGAGAGTCATCCACCAGGAAGTCCCCCCTCATCTCCCACTTCCGGCGATTGAACACGAGCGGTAGGCGTATGTCGTGGTTCAACAGCCAGAACCGAGTTGCCGCCTCGAGTTCCGGAGGTCTTGCGGTCACGATGGTGATGGCGTAGAGCTTCTTGAGGGCCGCCAGTGCCTCTTTCGCTCCGTCAACGAGCGGGACACGGCTCATATTCTCCGGACGGGCTTGGAGCCGCAGGACCTCCTCGTGAACGTCAATTGCCCCGTCCTTGTAGTCATACCGGTGGATGCTGCTCTTGAGGACGTTCCTTCCGGTCCGCTTGTTGAAGTCATAGAGGATGGGGACAATCATATCCCCTATGACCCCATCGACGTCCACGAGGAGCTTCTTCACTTTGTCATCCATCGAGCCAACTCCCTTCCGATTGTTGATAGGACCCTCCACAGAAGGCCCGGGACGTTCCTTCCAATCTCAAACGCAATCCCCACAAGGAAGGCTAACTGGAGCGTGTCCCGGAGCCAAGCCGGGTTGCCCAGGAACAGGCTGGCGATTGAGTTCATTTGATGGGTCCGGCGTTCAGGCAGTTGTTACAGTCCCCGTTGGGACTTATAACCCGGACGCAAAGCTGATAGCAAGTCGCGCAGACCTTACAGATGAACCCGGGCCCGCAATCGGCGTCAGAGAGACACCGCTGGCAAAGGACCGGAGTGGGCGTTGGAGTAGGAGGACAGCCCTCCCCTCCGGGCGTTGGAGTAGGCGGACAGGCTCCCGGAGTCGGAGTCAGTGACCACTCGTAGAGAGCGGCGGCGGTTTGCATCACCTCCGGCATCACCGTCTCCCAAACCACAACGGTAGCCTCCATCTGAGCAACACGGGTTCCCAGGGGGTCACAGGTGGCCACGGTCGCTGTAGGAGCGACCTCTGTTGGCGTTACCTCTGGCCCCGTGCAAGCAACGACTAGCCGCAACAGGGAACCAAACACGAGCAGTACCAGGGCTACAAACACCTTTCTTTCCGTGTTCATCCCTTGCTCCCCACTATGGCAGCGGCCCCGCGGAGAACCATCGCCACGGTCAGGAGAATGAAGGGTACCACGACGACCAAAATCAACAGCCGGTAGAAGG